CTTATCAACAAAAAAGTCAGGTGAACCTCGAAGTGTAACAGTCATTATGACATTTATATTGCCCTCAGTTACATTAACGAGTTCATCAGTTATAGAGGAAATAGTCGGTGCATTGACAACTTTTGGATTTGGTAAAAAAGTAGTTGGAGCAGAAGGAGTTTGTATCTTTGTATTATAAGTATATACAGAGGCATCATACTCTAAGCCTGTGATACCAACAAACCCATTTTTATCTAAGTTAAGACCGCTACAAATAAATAATTTTGAGCTAAAACCAAACCCTGTGTGAGTTACAGCAAATATATCTCCAATAATTAAATTAAGAGCTTCAGATGTTGTTTTTAAAGATATTCTTAAACCAGTTCGTGATCTTTTTAATGCAAGTTCAGCTAAATCTTCTGCTTGATATGGACTCGTAGTTGCTGGTAAATTCATATCAAAATGTAATTCCTCATTATTGTCAGATGCTAACATTGTTAAATATTTAAAGTCACTTCCCACATTTGTTTCATCAATAGGAGGAAATATTATTTCGTCTTTTTGATAATTTTTTTCTTCGTTATCAAAACGTGCTATGACTCTGTTATATTTTTTTTCTTTTTCTTCACCAATAATTTTTACACCACCAATGATCATATCTTCTGTAATTGTCAAAACACTTGAGCCAGTTCCTTCAATTTTTAATGTGTAAAGTCCTCCTGAGTAAGTAAAGAAACCACGCATTGATGATATAAGGGTTTTTACATTATCAATAAGTTTTGTTTTATTTCCTAATGCAACATGACACTCAAATAATTTTGTTGTACTTGCTCCTGTGTGAGTAGTAACATTTGTATCACAAACTCCTTGAGCTGTTGTAAAGGCTGTCGTATCTATGTCGCTTGATGACAGACCTTTTCCGTATCTTTCATTGATTAAATAATCATGTAAACACAAAGCTGGATTTGCAGAAAAAGCCATTGAAGTGCTACTTAAATTCGTATTAATTAATTTACCTCTAATTACAAAATTTATTTTCGGTATTCTGTTAAAAGCATCAGAATTATATTTAAATCTAAAAGCCGCATGACAAATTCCTTTTCCTAAGTGAGAACTATCCCAGCCAAGAGAAGAAATATCTGATGGAAAAGTAAATGAGTTAAATCCACTCCCATAATGATGACCTTCATCTGTTCCATTAAAAAATCTAAAATTAGTTAGAAAATGAGTAGTTTCAACTCCGTCTTGCTCCTCAACAGCCGAAAATGCTGGGTGGTCAGTTTCAATTGATAAACCTGATGTATTAGTAGGACTTATAGCACTATTCCCAAATAAGCTCATACTTTCAATCAAAGTTGTTGTTCCAAAAGTAGAATCAGAACCAGTAAATGTTGCGTAAAGTTGATCATCAATAAATAACTCAGTAAACCTTGCAACTTGACCTTCGCATAAAGCCAAAATTACATATAAAAATTCATTATCAGTTGAAGTTGCCAACCATACAATATTACCGCCCACTTTACGAGTTCCATAAATAACTGGCAAAGCACTATTTGAATCACGCTTATTAACTAATAAGCCATCACCAGCTAGTAAATTATCAAGGTTTGGCATTTCTGGCATATCAGGAATCAGCCAACCAAAAAGAAAATCAAGAGTTTCATCAAATGCATCGACAACAAAATCAACTGTATCATCTACAATATCTTCAATTGGATCAGTAATTTCATCACACATTATAAACCATACCCATATTTATGACCTACCCTACGAAACCCAGAATCAGAAAATAATTTTTCCCTAGCTGGTATTTCTCTACCATCTAATGTGTTAAGCATACAAGGAACTAAATTTTTATCTGCTATTTTTTTAAATCCGTCTAATAACATTGTTGCTGTTTCTATACTCCTGTGTTCTTTTTCTATCCAAAAACCCATTTCACTTAAAACTTTTGTATCTGCAAACCACCATTGAGCAATAGAACCGCAAACAGCACCAACAACTTTTTTGTTATACACCAAGCACAAAACACATTCATCTTCAATCATTTTTGCACCATAACGACTTGCTTTCATCATGTTTATAGGAGGAAAAACCATATCTGCATTTTTAATCATTTTAGCAACAAACTCTTGAAGTATTTTTATGTGTTCTTTTTTTGCCTTAATTACTTTGTAATCAGATGTTGTCATTTTGTTTACCCCATTCTAAATCAACAATTAGAGAATTTGAAAATTCAAAAAATGTGTCTCCACTAAATTGTATTTGTTGAGAACTGTCGTTGGTTCTTCTTCCTTTTTTCATTTCAAAGTTAGCCCAATGATTTTGACATACAACAATTAATTGACTTGATGTAGTTGTTTCATTGACTGTGTAACTTGAAATATATCCTTTGAATATTTTAAATGGGTTGTTAATCAATACACCGCTATCATTCAAATATGCTCGATGAATAGTAACTGGTCTGTGAATATGATTATTTGTTAAAAATAAAGTTAAAAATGATTGATCTACACTTGTAAGAGTAAACTGAACATTTGAAGTTGATATTTGACTTGATTCATTTATTGTTGGAATATTAACTAAATCTGCTGAAGCAGAGTATGTGTTACCATCAAAAACTATATCAAAATATCCTGAAGTCCTAAAAAAACTACTACCACCTATCTCAAATTCAATGAGATGTATTTGTTCTAAATGATCTGTGGCTAACTCAGTTTGAAGATCAGAATGTAATCCTCTTGACATTATAAAACCTCAATAAAACTCATTTCATATCTAAAGAAAGCATCGCTTGGTAAACCAAACTCTTGAACATCTTTATCGAGGGCAACTGTAAAGGGAACACTATCGTAAGTCACAGTTTCATCATCAGCTAGAGCAGTAGTCAAAGGTGGTTCAATTGTAACTGTAGCCGCATTGCTTGAAGAAGTAACATCTTCTACAACCATATAGACCTTATTATGACCTCCAAACTTAATATAATCGCCAGCCTTAAATCTTCCAGCACCATCAGAAGCAAATCCGTCCATAGCTATTGTTGTATCGGCAACAGAATGAGAACCATTGACTAAAACTGTTCCAGTCTCGCTTCCTAAAGCATCATCAATAATAACTGGAGTAAATTGAAAACTTTCTTTTCTTCCTCTTTGTTTTACAATAAATGCAAATATTGGAGCAAACTCTGATCTTGACATTGGTGGAAAGCTAACCTCCATTGACCATCTTTGGTTTTGCAGTTGTCTTGCTTGCCTTCTTCCAGATATAGAAGTACTGACAAGTGTCGTTTGATTATTTTTAATATTAATACTAACAGGCGATGGGCTTGATGGAAAACTACCACTCATACAATATTACTCTGTCCTTTCTGATTTCTTGCTGAATTAATCATATTAACTATTTGTGCTTTTCTTGTATCTAATAAAGCACCAAAACCTTTTGCATCAACTGTGTTAATGTTGAATACAATATGTGTTGCTCCAAGTGCATCTCCTAATTGATGATTAGGTGTTACTGTTCCAGCCGTAACTGGTGTAAATAATTCAGCACCTTTCTCTCCAACTAAAAATGGAGTTCCTTGCTGTCTTGATCCACCAAACTGTGCTGGTGGTTGTTGAGCCGCAATTGTTGCTATTTGTATTGCTCCCATAGCTCCGATTGCTATTGCCATTGGTATTCCAAAAGCTCCTCCCTGAGCTAGAGCTTTTGTTACACCAGCCGCAGTATTCATTATTGCCTCACCAATCATCAATGCTTGGTTTAATCTAAACATTTCTTTGTTTATCTTAGCACCTTCTTGAAGTGCGGCTCTACCCATTTGACCAAGTTGTTTGTCAGTCAATTTTTTCATATTGATCTTGCCAAACTCACCTTTTTTAAAGGCTTCTAAATTCTTTTTTGCCGCTTCTTCTGCTGTTTGTACTTCAGTATTATGAGCCTCTCGTGATGCCGCTTTCTGTGCATCAAATCCATTCATGGTTTTAATTTGTGCATCATTAAGTAAACCTAAAGACTGAATAATTTTTAAATATTCTTCATCTACGGAAGCTAAAGATTGTTTTTGTTGATTTAACTGTTCATCAAATAATGACATAGCCAAAGTCATATCTTTTGTTGCAGTTGTAACTTCTTCAATTTCTTCAGTTTTAAAAGCATCTGCAATAGTTTCTTTTTGATCTCTTAATTGACGATCAAATTCTCTCAGAGAGTCATTGTATCCGTGTTGCTTTTCGGTGTTATCTTCTACTTCATCTCCAAGTAATCCAAGTGCTTTTGTAATTTTTTCTATACCAAAAACTAAAGCTCCTGCGGCAAAGAAAATTAAATTCTTTTTCATTGTCGCATTGAGAATGACCATGCGACCATTTACAACACTAACAGCTCCAGCCATTGCAAATAAAAATTTAGTAATTTGAACAGCAATTATTGCTTTTAATACTGTTTTTAAAGTATCAAAATTATCACTTAAAAAAATAACTGCGTTAGCGGTTAGCTTAACTCCTGATGCAAGTGCTTCACCAATTTCTCTACCAAATTCAGCAATCTCATCTTCATTGTTTGCAAGAAATTGATTTAAATCACCAAACTGTTTTTTTAATTCAGTAAAAAATGACTCATTAACATCATTTTGAAACTTGAAGAATTTATCTCCAAGCATTGAAACAGTTCCCTCAAAGGTATTTGCTAACTCATCTGTTGCGTTTCCAAATTTGCCACCCTTACCAAATACTTCTTCAAATCTCTTTATAGTTGCATCAATAGAAACTTTAGCACCTTGTTCAAAACCTAATAAACTTCTAACACCTTTTTCTCTAAATACATCGGCGGCGGCTATACCTCCACTAAATGCTCTTTGAATTTGAGATGCAGTAGTTTGAAAGTCTAAACCAGTTACAGCCGCAACATTACCAGTTATTTCTAATATACGAGATAAATCTTTTGCATCTTTTGACACAACAGCAAGATTTCCTGAAGCCGCAGAGATTTCTTGTAAACTAAATGGAACTTTAGCGGCAAAGTTTGCTAAATTATCAAATGCTTTATTTCCTTCTTGAGCTGAACCAAAAAGAAACTTAAATCTTACTCTTAAACTTTCAACTTCTTTACCAACTTGAATAAGACCTGATATTGCTCTACCAGCACCTATACCAGCTAAAGCTGTACTAACAGCAAGAGCGGCAGTTTTGATGCTACCTAAACCTTTTTTTGATTGCTCGACTGCTCTTTTGGTCTTATCTCTTGCGACTATATCTATATTTACTTTTTTGGTCATTTATCTCCTAGTTCTTGCTTTACTTCGAGCTAAGTTTGCTTCGTGCTTTTCTCTTTTTCTTTTATCTTCTAAAAATATTATCCAAGTTAAAAACTCCTCTACTGAGAACTCCATAACTTTGTGTATAGGTAATTTCAGATAATCAGCCAATTGGACTACTGTATTGTAGTCATAGTCGTTATCTATTTTTTTTTAATATCTTTTTTTGAAGGTGTTTTCATTAACCAAGTAGCCGCCTCTGATAAAACATCTGGATCAGCTTTCTTCATCAATGTAATTTTATGTTCAAGTGTAAATAAATTCTTACCTTGTTCGTCTAAGGCAAGTTCAATAAGTGCGTATGCCAAACCCTCGATTGCATCAAGTTCCATTTTTTTAAATAATCTACCCTTTTTCTCAAGATTAATTGGTTCTTTGTAAAAAGTTAGATCCCATTCTTCAAAATATTTGCTTTCGCCTTTACTTAAAGAATTATAATGGTCTCTGATTTTGTCGATTGCAGACATACGCAATTATTAAGTTATTTCTTAGTTTTTGTCAAATTATACTGTGCTTCTTGTTATTGCACCATTGATCTGACATGAAATAGACAATCTTATAAGATCGTCCATTGTAACTGAAACAGAGTTACTAGTTACGAT